GCTTCAATCTTCACGGCTGACGGCGCAGCGGACGGCACGTCAACAGCGGCGGCAACAAGCGCGGCTATAGCATCGGGTGCAGGCGCATCAGATGGAACTGCGACGGCAACAGCAGCTGGCGCTTCGCTGAGCGAGATCACAGCCGAGACCGGCGTGTATAACCTGGTAGGGCTGCAAGCCGGGATCGTAACGGATGGCGAGTTCGCGGCCCTGCTGGGCACGTTTGCCCTGACCGGCACCGACACGGCGCTTACCGCGAGCTTTACCACAACTGCGGACACTCAGTCTTTTGCTACCACCGGAGTTGACGCCGCGCTCACAAAAAGCGCGCAGCTACTTGCGGTTACAGGAGCGTTCGCTGCTACTGGCGTAGCCGCGCCGCTGACCGCGAATGTTATCCTACCAACGACTGCGGCGTCGTTTACCATAACCGGTTACGACACGGGACTGTCGACGGCGAGCAACTTGGAAGCCGCTGTAGGAGCGTTCTCGCTAGCGGGCATAGATGCGCTTCTTGAAGTGTCGACGATTAGTCCGTTTGATACCGGCTCGTTCGAGCTTTCCGGTGTAGACGCCTCGTTCGAGCGCGGGATTGTGCTGGAAGCTGCCACGCAGACGTTCGCGTTTGCGGGCGTAAGCATCAACGCGTCGACAACGGTTAGTATAATAGCTGACACGGCTGCGTTCTCTCTCGGCGGTCTTTCCGCGACGTTCGCGGTCCAGACCATCTTTACGGCGCAAAGCGTACTTACTGACGCGCCTGTAGCGAGCGACGGCGCGCTGACTCAGGATCACGTTCTGAGCGGGACGGTAGTCGTAGCAGGTACCCCAGTAGTGCCTGAAGGGTACGTTAATGCAGCCACGCGGCGCGCGCACTATTACGACGACGATCAACAGACAACATCCGTGTTCGATACCACCACGTACCGTTGGGGGCCAAACGTGGCGGGCATAGGTGCGGGGGAAACGAACAGCGTGTACCCAGTGCTGGACAGCCCAAATAGTGTTGTATTTTTGGACTAAATTTGCGAATATACGCAACAAACGAGGGCCGACATGACTTTCATCATAAAGCAGAACGATACATCGCCGGCCCTTCTAGCCCGCCTTGTTAAGCCTGACCGGACTGCCGCCGACGTGAGCGGTGCGGCAGTTCTTTTCCACCTGCGAAACAAGCGGAACCGCAACACGGTGCTGATCGCTCCGGCGGCTGTCGTCGACGGACCTACAGGCGTCGTCAGGTATGACTGGGCCGTGGGTGATACACAAACCGCAGGAGATTATGAGGGTGAGTTTCAGGTAACCTACGTGGACACGACGGTCGAAACGTTCCCGAACGAAGGGTACATGGAGATCATCATACCCGCAGAACTGGCATAGTGAATGACTCGCCCGTTATCAGACGAGGAAGTGGAAGCACTTCGCAAGGTGCTTGAGCAAGAGTCGCGCAGAGCGTGGCTGTTCGGCTCAATCCGCGCAAGTTCTTCGTGGATAGTGATAACCTTGGGCGCAGTCGCACTTGGATACGAAAGTGTAGTTAAAGCGTTGAGGGCGATGTTGGGGAATGAATGATGGTGATGAAAGCAATTAGGAAGCTGGACAATCTGGTGTTCTTAACGGCGGCACTGATGGTGTTTCTATTCGGCGGCACTTTTGTCTATTCGCTGGTTGAGGGTTACGTTGACCCCGTTGTGACGCCCATGCAAATCAGCAACCCGCGTGTGGGGCCAAGTCAGTACGACGTGACGTTTGACGGCACAGCGGAAAAGCTGCGGAATTGTGATTGGGTGGAATCGCGCTGGTATATTGGCGAACGATTTGAATTGTCAGTCAGGACGGTTTGGCTCTTTGCAGGCCCGCCCGAAGTCAGGAGCGAAGGGGCGCTTGCTTGGCGCGACCAAGTCGCAGCAATGTCGCCGCAAGAGTTGTTCCAGAATAGCCACGCTGACGTAGTGCATCGCTGCCCGTGGCGGCTGTGGAACACCGTGACCCCGCTCTATGACAGCAACGACGATGTGCCAATGCCGCGACTAGGCCCGCCAGTTGTCAGCCCGCTTGAGCAACAGATTCAATCACTACGCAAAGAATTGGAGCAGCTGAAATGACAAATAAGATCCCAACGTACAAGAAGTTCATTATGATCCACGCGCTGGACACCCCGCCTTCTTGGGCCAAAGGCAAGTCGATCAGCGCCATTGTCAAAGAAGTCACACGTTGGCACGTTGTGGAGCGCGGCTGGTCCGCGGTCGCATACGCCAAGATTATCGGACCAACGGGCGCGGTTGGTCTTGGTCGCGACCTTGATGGCGACGGCGATGTTTGGGAAGAAACGGGCGCGGGTGCAAAGGGCTGGAACAAAGACGGCATCCACATTGCTCTTGCGGGCGGTAAGAACGGCAACGCTGACGATGTGTTCAGCGACCACTACACCCCCAAGCAGGAGATTGCACTGCTGAAAGAATTGCGCGAGATCGAACGCCTGTCGGGGCGCACCATTGTTCCGGTGCACGCCCCCTCGCAGGCTCGGACGCTGCCCCCGACGCAGATCGGCATCATGGGTCATAACCAGGTGGCCAACAAGGCGTGCCCGTGTTTCTCGGTTCCGAATTGGTATGCAGGCGTTTCAAAACCTGTTAAGGTGCAGCAAGGGAAACCGGCAGCCGGCCGCAAAAAGGACTTGTGGACTCTCATATTGAACTTCCTGAAAGGGCTAAAACGATGAACTCTCCTATGAAATCAAAGATCAACTACACCGCCCTGCTGATCCAGCTGGTCGGTATTGCGGTCTTGTTGAACCTCATCCCGGCCGAGTACGAGCAGCCGATCACAGAATTTACCCTGATCGCAGGGCCTATGGTCATCCAGGTCTGGCGCACCTGGTTTACGGGGTAAGGGTATGTTTTGGCTGGTATTCGCGTCATCTCTTTTTGTGACGGTATTCTTGATCATAATTCTCCACGGAGGTAACCGCTAATGGGACTTCTCGAACTCATTGGCCTGCTCATCGCCGCTGCCATTGGTGGCGGAGTTTGGCAGCGCGGGCGCCGGTTGAAAGCTGACGCGCGCAAGAAGAAAGAAATGGAAGCCAAATTGGATAAGGCCAAAGGTGATGCGAAGAACGATTTTACTGATGACGCTTACGCTGCTCGTAAGTGGTTGTCTCGGAACAAGTGACGCGGTCCTGTGTCAAGGCACGCTAGAGGAACGCGAAGAGCTGCGCGCAGCCCTGCTGGCTGACGGCGGGGACCAGTCGGTTGTTTCCGGTGCGATCCTCCTGCGCACGATGGAAGATGCTTGCAAGGGGCTGTTCTAATGGCAAATAAGCCTGATCCTCGCCTGAAGCGAATGGGCGTCACAGGCTTCAACCAGCCGAAACGGACGCCGAACCATCCTCGCAAATCGCACGTGGTGGTTGCCAAGGTAGGCAACAAGACCAAGACGATCCGGTTCGGGGAGCAGGGTGCCAAGACCGCAGGCGCGCCCAAGCCCGGTGAGTCGCAGAAGATGAAGTCCAAGCGCAGCTCGTTCAAGTCCCGTCACGGCAAGAACATCGCCAAGGGCAAGATGAGCGCCGCGTATTGGGCGGACAAAGTCAAATGGTAAGGAGATAGAGCCATGAAAAAGACGAGGAAGATGAAAGGCGGGGGACTCGCGATGCTAAGCCCGGCGCTGTCCCTTGTACAATCGCTCCAGAGCGGTCAACCAGAGGGTATGTTGAGCCTAACACCGTTGGCCATTGCCAACGGGTCTCTCGATAAGAAGAAAAAGGCCCAGGGCAAAGTCCCGAAAATGGCCAAGGGCGGCAAGGTCCGTGGCGATGGTGTCTGCCAACGTGGCAAGACTAAAGGGGCGATGCGTTAATGGCCGTCGTTGTCCCTGATCTGTCGGAGCTGTTTGAGGAGGCGTTTGAACGCGCTGGCCTCGAGATGCGTTCGGGCTATGACCTGAAAACCATCCGTCGTAGTCTCAACATGCTCACTATCGAGTGGCAGAACCGCGGGTTGAACCTCTTCACGATCGAGTCTGGCACGCAGGTGCTTACGGCAGGGACGGCGACGTACTCAATGCCGACGGATACCGTGGATCTGATCGAGACCCAGCTGCGCACTGGTGCAGGCACGTCGCAGCGCGACACCCACATCGAACGTGTCAGCGTCTCCACCTACGCCAAGCAGAGCAGCAAGAACATGACAGGGCGCCCAACACAGGTGTTCGTTCAGCGACTGCCCACCGAAGTCACCGCAACGCTCTGGCCGGTGCCTGACAGCGCTGAAACATACACGTTCTCGTATTACCGTCTTAAGGGGATTGATGGGCTTGAAGAAGGTATCGCGGGCAGTGCTGCTATTCCCCAGCGGTTTATCCCGGCGCTTGTGTCCGGTCTGGCATACCACATCGCAATGAAGAAGCCCGAGGCCATGGCTCGCATCTTGCCACTGAAAGAGCTGTACGAAGAGCAGTTCAGCATGGCGGCTTCCGAAGACGAAGATCGCAACTCGGTGCGGTTTGTGCCGTATGTAGGTCGCGTATAATGGCGAGGTCTTCTGGGAAACACGCCTTCGGGTTCTGCGACAGAACAGGAAAACGCTGGCCTCTATCTGATCTGATGTATGAATACGTTAATGGGACGCGCACAGGGCTGCGTATTGGACCTGACGTTTTTGATAAAGACCACCCACAGAATTTCTTAGGGCGCGTGCGCATTGATGATGATCAGTCGTTGACCGATCCTCGCCCTGACGCGAGCCAGAGCGAAAGCCGCGCGTTGTGGGGATGGGCGCCTGTGGGGAACCCCGCGATCAATTTAACTGCTTCGGTTGGTTCCGTTGCAGTCACAGCATGAGGTAGCTGAGATATGACTTACGCAGAACTCGTCACGCTGATACAGGACTATTGCGAAAGCTCTGAAACCTCGTTCGTGGCAAACATCCCTACGTTTGTGAAGCAGGCCGAGAACCGTATTTATCGGACGGCGATGCTACCAGAGCTGCGAGCTAACGCAACAACCACGGTTCTCGCCGGCGCAAAATATGTGGCCCGACCAGATGACTTCATTGCTGTGTTCTCTTTTGCGGTGATCGACGCCACTGGCAAGTACACCTATATGATCGACAAGGACGTCAACTTTATCCGCGAAGCGTACCCCGCTCCTACGACAACGGGTCGCCCAAAATATTATGGTATGTTTGACGGCGATAAGACGGCATCTGACGGAAACTTCCTTATCGGGCCGTCACCGGATGTGCAATATCAGGTAGAGCTGCACTATTACTACGACCCTGTGTCTATTGTGACGGAGAGTACGACGTGGCTTGGCGACAATGCTCCAACAGCCCTGCTGTATGGCACACTCATTGAAGCCTACACCTATCTCAAAGGCGACGATGACATGATGAAAACGTACATGGAGCGCTATAAGACGGCAATGGGGCAGCTCATGGGCATCGACGCGCGCAACAAACGCGATGATTATCGCGACGGTCGGGCGTAAGGAGCAGTAGATATGGCGTTCACAGGAAACTACATCCCCACATCGTTCAAGCAACAGCTGCTTGAGGGCGTGCACGACTTCCGAACAACAGGGCATACTTTCAAGGTGGCGCTATACACATCCAGCGCCACTTTCAACGCAAGCACAACAGCTTACACTGCGACCAATGAAATCCCGGCGTCGGGGACGTACTCCGCTGGCGGAGGCACTCTCACGTGCGTAGACCCGACGACTTCGGGATCGGCAGGGCTTGCTGATTTTGCGGACATCTCCTTCACCGGTGCGACAATCACGGCGAGAGGGGCCCTTATTTACAACTCTACGCCGGCACATACCTACACTGACCCTGTGGTTGCCGTCCTGGACTTTGGTATGGACCGGTCTGACACGGCGGGGGTTTTTACGATAACCTTCCCCACAGCTGACCTCACCAACGCTATTATTCGTGTCACATAAGGGGTGATAAAAAGACCGTAGGCGACCTGTCTATGAACGTCTTCACGAAAAACAACGGCTGTGCTACTATCCGCTAAAGGCAAAGGCATTGGCCTGACATAACTCCCCGAAAGGAACACCAAATGTCAAAATCCGAGTTTACTTGGGAACCCCTTGCTGCCAATGGGGGGAACGCTTGGGGCACAGTCTCCGCCGCCGACACAGGTGCATGGGACGAGGTGGTGACGCCGGATTCAGGGACATGGACCAAGAGGGCGTAGTTCGTGTAGACTAAAATTGGAACAGATGGTATAATATGGTTAT